AGGCAGAGAAGCAGTTGTCAAATGGCACGGTTCTTACGCAAGTTTTATTTACAGATTTGTAGATGGACTGAAAGAAAGGTTTTCAGAATGGGACCCACTATTTCTAGCTTGTTATCACTTTGAAGTCATTGGCAACATTTACGAAAATCCAGAGCTTTTGGAGGTGGAGTGATGAGTTTGACAACAAATAGCACAATTGAAGACTTAGTTTTGGCAATCGGTGAAATTATCGTCAGTTCAGATGGTAAAAACGACACAATGGTTCTGGATATACCCGAACAAAAAT